CTGCTCGATGCGGTGACGATGGTAGACAAAGATCAGCTTATGTCTAACCACAAGTTAGCGGCTACGTTAAAGCTTATGGGTGTGCAGCCGCCGACAAAAATAAGCCCAACGACAGGTAAAGAGACGTACGCGTTTTCCAAAACAGACGAAGAGTTTCGGGCACTGCTTGAACATGAAGATGAACGGGTGCAGGCGATTGTGGCTGCACGGCTAGGAGTCAAGTCAACGCTTGAAGAGACCCGCATCCAACGGTTTATTGATATCGCTGAGCGGGGCACGCTGCCCGTGCCCCTACGTTACTACGCTGCACACACCGGGCGGTGGGGCGGTGATGACAAATTAAACCTTCAGAACCTACCGCGTGGCTCTAAGATGAAGAACGCCATATGCGCACCGGCTGGGCATGTGTTCATCGACTCTGACTCATCACAGATCGAGGCGCGTACGCTGGCTTGGCTTGCCGAGCAGGACGACCTTGTAAAAGCGTTCGAAGCGGGTGAAGACGTTTACAAAATTATGGCGTCGGCTATCTACCGCAAGCCCGTAGCTGATATAGACAAGAACGAACGCTTCATTGGTAAGACTACGATTCTTGGCAGTGGTTACGGCATGGGAGCTTCAAAGTTCCAAGCGCAGCTCAAGACGTCCAAGGTGGATATCACTGAGAAAGAAGCCGAGCACATCATCAATACGTATAGAGATACATACCCAAAGATCGCTAAGTTTTGGAGAGCGGCTGGCAAAGCGTTGGACGCGATTCTTCAAAACCAACACACTGAGCTTGGGCGTGGTGGGCTGTTGAAGGTTGAAGGTAAGAAAGGCATCCTGTTACCCAACGGGTTGTACCTGCGCTACCCCAACCTAAGAAAGATGCAAGACGATGATGGCAACCCGCAGTATGTATATGACTCTAAGAAAGGTAAGCAAGTCATAGCTACGAAGATATACGGGGGCAAAGTTACTGAGAATGTTTGCCAAGCACTAGCTCGGATTGTGATCGGCGAACAGATGCTGCGGGTGGCAAAAAAGTATAAAGTGGTGATGACGGTGCACGACGCGATTGCTTGCATAGCTCCCAAAGCCGAAGCGGACAACGCTAAGGAATACGTAGAGCTGTGCATGCGGATCAGACCTTCCTGGGCACCGGACCTACCCCTTAACTGCGAAGCCGGATGCGGTGCTTCGTATGGAGATTGCTGATATGTCAGTTGTATGGTCGTTTAGTAGTCTCAAGACTTTTGAGCAGTGCCCCCGTAAGTACTACCACGTCAAGATAGCGAAAGATATCGTAGAGAAAGATACGGTGGCTACGCTGTATGGCAAAGCTATGCACTCTGCAGCCGAGCACTACATCCGAGATGGCGAGCCCCTACCAAAGCACTACGAACACTTGCAACCTGTCTTAGACACACTTGCTGAAATCGACGGCGACAAATACTGCGAACTTAAGTTAGGACTTACTAAAGACCTTGAGGCATGCAGCTTCAACGCCAAAAATGTTTGGTGGCATGGCATAGCTGACTTGGTAGTCATTAACGAAACCAAAAAACTGGCGTACTCCGTAGACTTCAAAACGAGTAAGAACGCTCGCTACGCAGATACCAAACAGTTGGACTTGGTTGCAATCGGGTTGTTCAAAAAGTTCCCGGCTATCAAGCGAGTCAAGTCTGCGCTTGTGTTTGTGGTCAGCAACGAGTTTGTGCGCACGGAGCACACGGTTGACGACATACCCAAGTACATAAAGAAGCCAGCGCAGGTAGTGCAGCGCATAGAAGCGGCAATAAGTAATAACGTATGGAACCCTGTAGAGGGGCCTTTGTGTAGATTCTGCCCAGTAAAAACTTGTGAGTTCAATAGGAGCTAATCATGCCCTACGTAAACAAACCACGCCCGTACGCTAAAGAGTACGAGCAGTACGACGGCACACCTGCTGTCAAAAAGAAACGAGCCGCCCGAAACAAAGCCCGACGTATGTTAGAGCGCGAAGGTGCAGTGCATAAGGGAGATGGCAAAGATGTAGACCACAAAGTCGCGTTAAGCAAAGGCGGCACATCTACACGTAGCAACCTACGAGTAAAGAGTGCTTCTAACAATCGGTCGTACCCAAGGAATAGCGACCACACACCAAAGTGAGAATCTCATGCTGTTAGAAGGATATCAGTGGCCTGCGCCACTGGGGATTGAGCCGTTTGCGCATCAGAAGACAACCGTAGAGTTTTTAGTATCCAACCGGAAGGCGTTTTGTTTTAACGAACAGGGCACCGGTAAGACTGCGTCAGTCATCTGGGCGACCGACTATCTCATGTCACTGGGCGCTATCAAGCGCGTGTTAGTTGTGTGCCCTCTATCGATTATGCGCTCGGCATGGCAGCAAGATTTGTTCAAGTTTGCCATGCACAGAAGAGTTGCTGTAGCGCACCACGCAAAGCCAGAAGTACGCAAACAATTAGTAAGTGGTGATGCCGAGTACGTCATCGTGAACTTTGATGGCGTAGAGATCGTCAAGAAAGAAATCATAGCCGGTAAGTTTGACTTGGTCGTCATTGACGAAGCTTCAGCGTACAAGAACGCACAGACCACAAGATGGAAGTGCATGCGAGACATAATGCAGTTCGTTAAAGGGCTGTGGATGTTGACGGGTACGCCCGCTGCTCAATCACCTGTGGATGCTTATGGACTAGCTAAGCTAGTAAACCCAGGTGGAGTGCCTAAATTTTTTGGGCAGTACCGTGACTTGGTTATGCAGCAGTTCGGTACGTACAAGTGGATACCAAGGCCGAACGCCGACAAGATCGTACACAAGGCGCTTCAACCTGCGATACGGTTTGAAAAAGCTCAGTGTCTTGACCTGCCGCCCATAACGTACCTGACACGCGAAGCACCGATGACACCGCAGCAGCGTAAGTACTACGACATACTGCACAAAGATCTGTTCATCGAAGCCGCAGGTGAAAACATATCCGCCGTCAACGCCGCTGTGAAGATCAACAAGCTACTGCAGATATCTTGCGGCGCAGCATACTCAGACGCTAAAGAAGTGGTTGACTTTGACGTATCGCCCAGGCTTGCGGTTGTTGAAGAAGTTATTAACGAAGCAAGTCAAAAAGTGCTGGTGTTTGTCCCGTTCTCGCACACCATAGCGTTGCTTCAGAATCACTTAAACAAAAAGAACATCACGAACGAAGTGATCGCTGGCGACGTAAGCGTTAACAAACGCACCGATATAGTCAATCGGTTCCAAACGTCACCGGCAACAAGAGTACTGATCATTCAACCGCAAGCTGCCAGCCACGGGTTAACACTGACGGCAGCTGATACGATCATCTGGTACGCTCCGATAACGAGTGTAGAGACGTACCTACAAGCCAACGCTCGCATCGATAGGCCCGGTCAGAAGAACCCGATGACTGTGGTGCACATTCGTAGTAGCCCCGTAGAGGGCAGACTGTACTCGATGCTAAAGAGCGGTATCAAAGAACACAGCAAGATCATCGAACTATATAAAGAAGAACTTGCTTCAACCCCTTGACATTGTCAAGAAGCATGGTAGGATGCCCCTCCTACCGATCAACCCGAGGAGTTAGAGTATGTCGGAAGAAGCCGAGGTGGGATTGCCACCCCAAATGGATAAGTTGACCGAAGCTTACATAAACATCAGAGATGCTAGAGCTAAGCTGAAGCAAGAGTACGAAGCGCAAGATAAGTCTCTTGAAGAAACTGCGAAGATGCTTGAGCAGTCCATGCTTGATGCGTGTAAGCAGTTGGGCGTTGATAGCGTCCGCACACCCTATGGCACGATCATTCGTTCAGTTAAATCACGGTACTGGACGAACGATTGGGATTCGATGTATCGGTTCATTCGTGAGCACGATGCGTTTGCCTTGCTGGAGAAACGACTTCACCAAAGCCACATGAAGGAGTTTCTGTCAGAGAATCCAGACCTGCAACCCGCAGGGCTGAATGTAGAAAGTGAATACACCGTGGTTGTTAGACGTGCTAAAGGAAACTGAAATGAGTGGACTTGTTGTTGCTGATCAGAACATGCCCGACTTCCTGCGTGACGCTGGGCTAAGCGCACTAACCAAGCAGTTGGCTGGTCGCACTGGAGCCAAGCGAATCGTTCCGAAAAACGGAATCTTCCGCAAGATGGTCGGCGGTGAAGAGATGGGCAAGGTGAAGGGCGCTCTTAACGTAGTTATTGCCAACGCGTCTCCGCACGTTGGTCGTATCTTTTACGCTAAGCAGTGGTCTCCTGATTCTGAGCCTACTGCGCCCGACTGCTTCTCTAATGATGGTCGCACTCCCGATGCGGGAGCTGCTAGTCCACAGAGTGACCGCTGTGACACCTGCCCTCAGAACATCAAGGGCTCTGGGCAAGCGCAGTCAAAAGCTTGCAGGTACTCTCGCCGACTCGCTGTGATGCTGGAGGAAGACTTCGGCACTGCACTGGAAGGTTCTGTGTACCAGATGAATCTTGCGTCTAAGTCTTTGTTTGGTGATAGCCCCTCGGACAAGGTGCATCAGTTTGAGAACTACACCAAGTACTTGGCTAACAACGGCAAGAACATCGACCACTTGGTAACTACCATTTTGTTCAACGAAGACAACGACAATCAGTCGGTGCTCTTTACCGCCAACCGATACATCAATCGGCATGAGTTCGATGCGCTGAACAAAGTGTCTACCAACCCTGAAGTGCAACGGCTGGTTGTCATGACTCCGTACCAAGCGGATGCGTCTGGCCGTGCAGCGCCGAAGCTTGAAGCCCCTGCAGCTGAGGAAGCTGAGCCAGCTAAACGGGAATCACGTAAAGTTGAACCGGCGCCTGTTGAGAAGAAAGATCTCAAGAAGGTGCTGCAAGACTGGACCGGTGAGGAGTAACCCATGGGATACGGTTACAGCCAGAACTTAGTGCAAGCTAACAAAGAAGCAAGCACTAAGTCTCTGGGTGTAGCCTTGGGTCGCTTTTGTATACGGAACAGAATCAGTGTACGCCAGATTTCTGAGCACTTTGGGGTGTCCAGAATGACGGTGTACAACTGGTTCAAGGGGAACACCAATCCCCAAGAAGAGCTTACAAAGCCAATCCAACGCTACATGAAGAGCTTCAATTAAATGTCGTTTGACCTACTCGACGCCGTGTTACCGGCAGAAGGACGCTACTGCGTTCTAGGGATAGGTAAGTACCCAGCACAATCGTTTGCTAACACACGGGAAGAGGTCACAGCCAAAGCGCAAGAACTTGTACGTAAAGGCATGGATGCTTATTTTGGCTGCGCTAAGTTTGGGCCAGAAAATAACCGCACCCATGAAAACGCACATTTCTTTAGAGCGCTGTGGATAGATCTTGACTGTGGCGCAGAAAAAGCAGAAGCGGGTAGAGGTCATCCTACACAGGAGGATGGGCTCCTAAAGCTGCGAGAGTTTTGCAAGGTACTTAACTTACCAAGACCAATCATCGTAGATTCAGGCTACGGCCTGCATATCTACTGGCTACTTGAGGAGACGCTGAACCAGACTCAATGGAACCCACTGGCTAAACGCTTACGCACCTTGTGCGCCGAGCACGGTTTGATTGTAGATCCCGATGTGTTTGAAGCTTCACGAGTACTGCGCATACCCGGTACGTACAACTTCAAGCGCGGCGGACAGGTAGAAGTAACAGTTCTGAACGAACACACGGAAAGGATTTCCTACGAACGTATAGTTAAAATTCTTGGGTCTGACCCACCGAAAGAAGAGCCGCCTGATTTTTTGCCGAACAAGCTGAGTCCGATGATGGAAGCCCTCATGGGCAATCGGATCAAACGGTTCAAGCTGATCATGATGCGCTCGGCGAACGATGACGGGTGCCAACAGCTTGTGCACTGCTACGAGAACCAAGCTACGTTAGAAGAACCAATGTGGCGGGCAGCTCTGTCTATTGCTGCGTTTTGCGAAGACGGGCGTAAGGCAGCGCACATGATGTCGGATAAGTATCCCGGCTACGATGCAGCGGAAGTTGAGAAGAAGCTGGACTACATCGTAGCTAGAGGCGGTCCATACACATGCGCTACGTTTGAGAAGTTGAACCCCGGTGGGTGCAACGGCTGTGTGCACAAGAACGTAATCAAATCACCGATTGTTCTAGGTGCAGATATCGCCGAGGCTGATGACTCAGAAGTAGTTGTGCAGACCGAAGAGGGAGAGCAGCAGACCCTGTTGATACCTGAATATCCGTTTCCATATATCAGGGGCAAAAACGGGGGGGTTTACCGCAAGCCGATGGAAGACGAAGAAGATCTGATACTTGTGTATGAGTACGACTTCTACCCCATTAAACGCATGCGGCACCCAGAGCTTGGTGAGGTTGTGTTGTTTAGGCTTCACCTACCTAAAGATGGAGTGCACGAGTTCACACTGCCGCTGACGACGGTGGTGGTGAAAGAGAAGCTACGTGAAGGCATAGCTCATCACGGAGTTGTATCGTCAGCAAAACAAGTGGACCTGATCGCGCAGTACGTGACAGCTTCACTCAAGAACATGCAATTTGAGCAGAAGGCGGAAGTTATGAGGACACAATTTGGCTGGGCCGACAAAGATAGCAAGTTCATTTTGGGGCAACGAGAGATCACCAAAGATGGGGTCTTTCACAGCCCACCGTCAAGCGTTACTAAAGATGTAGCGCAGTACCTTCATGCGTCAGGCACTCTTGAGAAGTGGCAAGAGGTATTTAACATGTATGCCCTCCCAGGTTTGGAGCCGCATGCGTTTGCCGCTCTGACTGGCTTTGGATCACCCCTACTTAAGTTTACTGGGCTTGAGGGCGCAATCATCAATGTGATCTACCCAAAGTCTGGCTCGGGTAAGTCGACCACACTCTACATGTGCAACAGCATCATGGGGCACCCCAAGCGTTTGGGCTCCATGTGGAAAGACACGCTGAACGCCAAGATGCAGACGCTCGGCGTGATGAACAATCTGGCAAACACAATCGACGAGATTACAAACACCACACCTGCCGAGTTTTCTGAGCTTGCGTATGGCATCAGCCAAGGCCGTGGCAAGAATAGAGTTAAGGCCACTGTAAACGAGATGCGTATCAACAATACTTCATGGCAGGGCATCTCATTAGCGTCGGCTAATGCGTCTTTCTATGAGAAGTTGGGGTCGCTTAAGACGAGTCCAGACGGTGAGATGATGCGTGTACTTGAGTACACGATAGCTCCTTCAGATGCGATTGACCCTGCGGTTGGTAAGCAGATGTTTGATCATCAGCTCATGGAGAACTACGGACACGCAGGTGAGATCTACGCGCAATGGTTGGTCAACAACCTAGAAGAAGCCAAAGACCTGCTGATGAAAGTGCAGGCTAGGATCGACAAGCAGGTGCAGTTCACTAGCCGAGAGCGTTTCTGGTCTGCAGTTGCAGCTTGCAACATAACCGGTGGGCTGATCGCTAAGAACCTGGGGCTTATCTCTTTCGACATGAAGCGCATCTATGATTGGCTGATCACTATTCTTGCAGACATGCGGCAGGACGTAGAGATCCCAGAAACAAATTCGACTTCTGTGCTCGGCGCTTACATCAACCAATATATGAGTATCAACGCGCTGGTCGTAAACGGTGAAGCGGATATGCGCACCGGGCTTACTTCTATGCCACTGCTTGAGCCAAGAGGTGAGCTGCTGATTCGGTACGAGCCTGACACTAAGTTTATGTTCATACCCGCAGCTCATTTTAAGAAGTACTGCGTGGAGAAGCAGGTGAACTACAAGTCCGTGCTAAAGATCCTTACCGAAGACAAGGTCTTGGTTGAGACAATCAACAAGCGCATGAGCAAGGGCATGAAGATTGTTTCGCCGCCGGTGCGTGTACTTAAGCTCGATGCAAAAGACTTTGAACTTGCTGACTTAGCTGGTCTTAATAAGACAGATGAAGGTTGACGGCGTTGCTTATCAGATTGACTGGCAGCAGTTCCGTGTGGGGTATTCGTTTTTTGTGCCTTGCATCGACCATGCTGCCGCAAAGAAAACAGTTGCGCGTATCGCCAAGCGGCTCGGCATCAAGGTTGAGATGAAGGTAGTGATCCAAGAAGGGATCAAGGGCTTGCGCGTGTGGCGTGTATGAGGTAGAATGGAGGCTGTTTCCTGTGGGTCTCCTTTCTCCTTCGCTCCCTATCTAGGGTTAGCCCCGACCAAGTTCGGGGCTTTTTTATTTGGCTTCCTCTTCAAGCTTCCTACGCGAAGGCTCAAGCAACCGCTGCAGTTGTGGGTAGTACTTTGGCTCGATCTCAATGCCCCGCTCCGTACGAGCCCTGCGCTCAATACGGCGAATCAAAGAATCGCTTAATTCTTCTGCTTGAATTGCAGCGAACGGGTTCTTGGCGTTGAACTTGATGATCTTATCGATAGCGGCATCAACGTCTCCAGAATCGCCTCGGTACTCAAGATCAAGCCTATCCATTAGTTTGCGCTTCTCATTCTTGATCTTCACCACCAACGACTGCGCTTTGAACAGATCTTCGCGCCGAGCCACTAAGCCCTCAGTGCCAAAGCCCAACCCCTGCCCAATGATGTGACCAATCTTGTATTCGTCATCGCTCTTAATGTCGGCACCCCACGTAGTAGTAGCGCCTTCTGTAGCGTAGCGGTACGCAGTGACTGGCGACCGAGCCATAGCGGGTAGGAGCTGTTCTACCCCCTGCACTACCTTGCCCTGGTTAAAGTAGTCAATTGCTTTGGGGAACTGCTTTACCATCAAAGACGCAAACGGACCCATGAGAGACAGCGCATGATCGCTCATCGCAGCTTCTGCTGTTGCGGTCTCCTTCATTTCTGGAAACCACATGTTGTTCATAGATAAGCTGCTGGTGATATCAAAACCAGTGAGTGCTGCAATAGCCCCTCGGTCAAGGATGTCGGCGAGTGATTTGTCGCCAACTTTTACATCGCCAAAGGTTTCTTGCATCCATACGTTTCGGAACCAAAACTCCAGATTGCGCTTCTCAAGCGGATCGTCTTCGTCATCCTCCATCGTCATGTTGCGTAACCCTGAAAGTATCCCCATGACAAACGAGAACCCTGGGATGCCCATAGTACCGGCAATCGCAGTTGACATAGTGATTGTGCCAAAGAACTGAGTGAATGCTTGCTTACGCTCAGCTTTGCTGTACTCGGGCCCAATCATGCGGTAGAAGTTGCGCACTAAGTACGTAGTTACAAACGCAGGGAATGTCTTGAATAGGAGAATGGCTCGGCCCAATGGCTTATGCGCATCAATTACCACTTTCCCTTCGGTTGTAGCTAACAGACCACGTGGGCGGTTGATCGCTGAAAAATTGTTTAGTGCTGCATAGGTATCTTTCTCAGCCTGCAGTGCAATCTCTTCAAACGATGCGTTGGGGTTTTGCTCCCTTGCCAACCTGAACGCAGACATGAATGTCACTTCACGAATCAAGCGCTCACTGTGATGGAAGATTGCACCCATAGCGTTGACTGTACTGCGTACAGCCCTGCGGGTTGTTGAGTTCTGCACGGCAGTTGGTAACTTTTTGCGGTTACCTAAGTCATACGCAAGCGTAGTGTCCGACAAACCCCGGTCAATCATGTACTGAGCTGCTCGGCGTTCTTCTGGATTTAGCTTTACGTTTTTCGACTGCGCAATCGTAGGGGCAACCCAAGACACAGTACCGTCAGGGGCGGTTTCACGTGCGCCGAGGCTGTTCCATATAGCTGCAAATGAACCTAGTACTTTGGCAGTCTTAAATTTACCGTAGTTAGACGCAAGCACCGGGGCTACAAATACAGGCAGCGCAAACATTTGCGCAACTGCAGTCTTGACGTTTGTCATCATGTAGAGAAACGCCGTCTGGTTGGCAAAGTTGGCTAACTGGTTGCCGATTGAGTTCTCAGATGAAGTGTCTAGCTGAAGCTGTGCCCGTAGCTGCATCTCTTTGACAAACTCCCCAAGCTTAGCGGCATCAGGGTTGCCTTTGAGCGCACTTTGCGCTGCTGCAAGTGAGTTCGCAATCTTTGGCGCG